ATTTTCAAAAGATAATTCTTATGTAAATGATATTTTTGGTAAAACCGCATGGTACGACCCTGAAAAAAAGAAAGTCACTGTAATAACTCAAGGTAGACATCCTAAAGATATATTGAGATCTATAGCTCATGAATTTGTACATCATAATCAAAATCTTAGAGGAGAATTTGATAAAATGAACAACGAATCTCTAGGAGATCCAAACTACGCCCAAAACGATAAACATCTTAGACAGATGGAAATAGAAGCATATTCAAAAGGTAATATGTTTTTTAGAGATTGGGAAGATTTTAAAAAGAATAAATAATTATGGAAAAAAATACAAATGAAAAAAAATTAAGTTTAAAAGAATTAGCACGACAAGATTATATAAAATGTCTTAATGACCCTATATATTTTTTTAAAAAATATGTATTCATTCAAACGAGTTCTGGAAGAACTCTTTTTAATTTATACAAGTTTCAAGAAAAAGTACTGTTCTTATTACACAAAAATGATAGTATTGTAATACTTAAATCTAGACAACTAGGAATAACTACATTATGCGCAGGATATGCTCTTTGGTTAATGATATTCAGACAAGACCAATCTATTCTAGCCGTAGCCCCAGATAGAGATAAAGCCGTTAATATACTAGACAAGATACAGTTTGCATACGATAATCTTCCTAAATGGTTATTGGAGATGACTGGTGCAAAACATGATGAAAATAATAAGACAAAACTCTCTTTAAAAAACGGTTCAAAAGCAGAAGCGGTATCAGGAGCAGCTAAATCGGCTAGAGGAAAAACTGCAAATGTTTTAGTGTTGGATGAAGCCGCTTTCATAGAAGATGCTCAAGAATTATGGGCATCTGCACAACAAACCCTAGCAACTGGTGGAAAAAAAATAGTATTATCTACCCCAAATTCTTATGATCCTTTTTTCCAACCATTATGGCAAAAGGCAGAAGCTCAAGAAAACACTTTTATACCTATAAAATTACCTTGGTTTGTACATCCTAATAGAGATAAAACATGGAGAGAAACACAGGAATCTGAATTGGGTAAAAGATTATCGGCACAAGAATGTGATGCCGAATTCTTATCATCAGGAGCTAGTTATTTCGAATCCGAAGATCTTGATTATATTAGAAATAACTATCTTAGAGAACCTTTAGAAATGAGAGGTCCCCAAAAAGAATATTGGATATGGGTATATCCTGAGAATTCAGGTCAAGCTATGGTAGTTATAGATACTGCTAAAGGTGATGGTAACGACTTTTCCACTATACAGGTTATAGATACTGAAACATCAGAACAATTAGCTGAATATAAAGGAAACGCAGATCCTAAGACATTAGCTAAAATGGGAATACAAATAGCTATAGATTATAATTCTGCTTTGGTAGTTGTGGAAAATGTTGGTATAGGATATAGCACTATGAAAGAAGTGATAGATCTTGGATATTCAAATATATACTACTCACCAAAATCAAACATGAATGATGTTTCTAAGTATATAAATGTTGCTTATGATAATTATTCTAATATGAATCCGGGATTTGTTACCAATGCTAATAACAGACCTGTTATATTAAGTAAAATGGATGAATACGTTAGAGCTAGAGTATTAAAACTTAGATCTATGCGTTTATACTCAGAAATGACTACCTTTATGTGGAAAAATGGAAAGCCTCAAGCTATGAGTGGAAGACATGATGATTTGATTCTACCGTATGCTATAGGTTTATATTTAAGAGATTCTGCTCTAAGTTATAGGACTCATAATCTAGAAAGCCAAAGAGCAGTACTGATGAATATACAAAGAGGTAATACTAATGTATATTCTACAAATCTTCCTCCTAAAATGAATCCATATAATATGGATATCAGAGGACAACAGGAGGATATATCTTGGATATTGGGATAGATATTTATATATACAAATAGAATAGTAACAAATGATTGATAAATCGTTATTTAGTAGACTGAGAACCGTATTCTCCACAGGTACAGTTGTTAGAAATATAGGAGGAACGTCTCTTAAAGTAATGGATGCTGATAGGATAGCAGCATATGGCGATCTACAAACAAACAGCCTTGTAGATAGATTTACTCGTCTACACAAGGGCGGAATGAACATGCAGTATAATCCAACTATGAACTATCAGACGTTGAGATTACAGCTTTATAACGATTATGAAGCAATGGATACTGATCCTATTCTTTCTAGTGTACTAGATATTATATCTGAAGAAGCTACCTTGAAAGGTGAGACAGGAGAAATTCTTAGGATAAAAAGTAATAACGAAAATATTCAAAAAATATTATACAATTTATTCTATGATATTTTAAATATTGAGTTTAATCTTCCTATGTGGATTAGATCAATGGCAAAATTTGGTGATTTTTATCTCCATTTAGACATCGCTGAAAAATACGGAGTATATAATGTAAAACCTCTTTCTGTATACGACATTTACAGAGAAGAAGGTCAAGATCCAAATAGACCCAATTATGTAAAATTTGTATGGAATCCAGTAGCAGTAGCCGGTGGTACACAAGCTTCTAAAGATAGTAGATCTTTTGAAAATTATGAAATAGCACACTTTAGACTTCTTAGTGATTCTAATTTTTTACCTTATGGTAGAAGCTATTTTGAACCCGCTAGAAAGATTTATAAACAATATTCACTTGTTTTAGATGCTGCTATATTACATCGTATTATGCGTTCTCCTGAGAAAAGGATATTCTATATGAATATAGGTAATATTCCTCCCAATGAGATCAATGCATATATGCAGAATGTGATCAATACGATGAAAAAAACACCGTATATAGATCAACAAACAGGAGACTATAATCTTAAATTCAACATGCAAAACATGTTGGAAGATTTCTATATACCAGTAAGACCGGGAGATACTACTACGAGAATAGAAACCGCAAAAGGGCTTGAATATACTGGTATGGATGACGTTACTTTCATGAGAGATTTGATGCTCACAGCAGTAAAAGTTCCTAAAGCCTTCTTGAATTATTCTGATGAATTGAATGGCAAGTCCACAATTAGTTCTCTGGATTTGCGCTTCTCAAAAACTATAGAAAAAATACAAAAAGTAGTAGTCAGCGAACTTTATAAGATAGCTCTTGTGCATCTTTATGTTCAAGGATATGAAGATGCTGATTTAGTAAACTTTGAACTTTCATTGAATAATCCGTCCATAATCTACGAGCAAGAAAAAATTGCACTTTTGAAAGAAAAAGTAGCTTTGGCTGGAGATATAATGGATAAAAAACTATTCTCTACTGATTGGATAGCAGATAAGATATTTGATATGAGCGAAGATCAGCTCAACAATGAAAGAGATCTTATTGTATATGATATGGAAAGAACCTTCAGATATAATCAAATAGAAAATGAAGGTAATGATCCTGCTATATCTGGTCAATCTTATGGTACACCACACGATCTAGCATCTATATATAAAGCAAATGCTTCTGGAAAAGAGGATATGAAAGTACCCGATGGGTATGATGAGAATAAGAATCCTGTAGGAAGACCTCAAGAAAAGGCATCTATTTATAAAACTGATAATTCTGCTTTTGGTAGAGATCCATTGGGTTCAACTGAAATGAAAGGAGAACCTAAAAACAAACGGAAAGATAAAATAAAACCAATGGCTCTAGAGTCTCAGAGTAATAAAATAGCTAAAGATTTGAATCATTTGAAAAGAAGCAATAAAAAAATGCTTACTGAGGGTTCAATTGAAATGCCTAAGTTACTTGATGAGAAAAATATTATAGAGGATACCGAAAGCTGATATTTATTAACAAATGCTGTATCATTTCATTAAACATGAAAATTAAACATAACAAGCTTAGAAATACTTATCTTATATACGAGATGTTAGTCCGTCAGATTACTACGGACACTCTCAATAATAAGGATTCTAAAGCGCTACCAATATTAAAGAAATACTTTAATAATACCGAATTAGCCAAAGAATATAAGATATATTCATCAGTATGTTCTATAAAAGAAATTACTGAGGCTAAAGCTAATGCTATTCTAGAATCTGCAATATCTTCTTATAAAAAAGTAAATAAAAATAAAGTTAGAATTGAAAAATATAACTTAATTTCTGAGATAAAACAAAATTATGATATAAATGAATTTTTTAAACCTAAAATTGACAATTATAAAGTTATTGCATCAATGTTTCTTTTGCTAGAAGGTGAAAATTCAAATTATATAAATCCTAGTGAACATTCTAAGTATAAATTTACAATATTAGAAGCATTATCTTTAACTAAAGAAGATTCTGAAAAAGATGATATATTTGAGCAGTTCTCAAATATGGATAAAGGTTCAAGGGCTTTGGTTTATAAGATAATGATAAATAATTTCAATGAAAAGTATAAAGGTCTAGACGGTAGACAAAAATCTTTATTGAAAGAATATATAAATAATATATCAACTCCTGATAAATTCAAATCTTATATAAACGAAGAAATATCTGCTGTTAAATCTGAAATAAAAAGACACATTAATAAAATAACAGAAGATACTCGTAAAATAAAATTAGAAGAGCTTTATAATATTTTAACTCCGATAGACGAACATAAAAAAGTTACTGAAGATAATATGCACAATCTTTTATCTTACTATGAACTTTTAAAAGAATTAGAAAATGTCAACTAAATTAAAACAAATTCTAATAAAGTTGATAAAAGAGATGTCTATGACAGCAGCTGGTCCAAGTGCTGCAACTGCTATTCCTGGAAGCGGAGAAGGTATGTCTACTCGATATAGTTGGGTAGGTGGTCATAAATTAAAAAAGAAAAAGAAAAAGAAATAATATATGGCAAAGGCAAAAGGATCTATGAAAAATGAAAGTCGCAAGACTGTTTTTTATAAGAAAAAAGGTGGGAAAGCTAAAAAAGGTAGTGGTCCCAAAGATAAAAAAGTATCAGAATATAGAGGCCAAGGTCGCTAGTAAAAAACTTAATAGAAATGAAAGTACAAAACTTGTATGACAAAGTAAAAGCAGGAGAATTAACTAAAGAACAATTCCTTATGGAGATTCATAGGGATACTAGATTCTCTTCTATCATAGTTACTAAAAATAACTATGACGATGTCATTTCCATACTTAAGAATAAAAGTATAATATCAGATAATCCATATCAGTCTGATTCGCCTATAAAATCTTTTGATATAATCGGATCCATAAAAGCTATTAGAGAAAGTGCTAATCAACCTCTCAATGAATCTGCCCAAAAATTAAAAGGTGGAAAAGGCGATAAACTCACTCCAGATGATGTGAATTATTATGAATTTCAAAAAGGTTGGAGACACGAACTTGAACATACAGATGATATAGATAAAGCCAAAGAAATAGCATTAGATCATCTTGCCGAAGATCCTATATATTATACTCGTCTTGATATGATTGAAATTCAAGCGAAAAAAAAGAATAGAACAGACTTACCTACAGAAGTTAAAAGAGGAGAACTTGCAAAAGATCCGCACAACCAAATGGAGAAGGTAAAAAAAATATCTACTTCTAGAAGCGGTGAACAAAAAGAAGAGAAAATAGAAGATTATAAAAAAAACGTAGGTAATAAAAAAGAAAAAGCAAAGAAGATCAAGGTTAAGACCATGAAAGGTGGATCTGGTCAAATGGTTGCTAAAAGTCTTAAAGAGAGTACGGATAACAAAAATAATATATCAGAAGCTTTTGAAAAGACTACAACTTTTAAAGGACCCGGTAAATACCGCATAAGTTACGTAGATGGTGGTAATTTTTCAAGTGATATAATCAATATAGCAGATGAAGAAGAATTTAAAGATAAAACAAAAAATTCTTCAAAAATAGAAGTAGATATTGTAACATCTGCTGCAAAACCTACAGAAACAAAGCCATCAGAACCTGAAATTTCAATAGCGTCTAAACAAAAAGAAGTAGATCCTGATAGCCTTGAGCAAATACAAGCTAGAAAAGAGTTGTTAAAAACATCAAGATTAGAGAACACATTAAAAGATATTATAGTAAAAGAACTACAATTAGGCGATCAGGGTAAAGAAATATATAAAAATTTTATAAATAAATTTGTTAAAACTAAGAATAATAAACAAATTGAAAATTTAATAGCCAATAATGATAAATTAAAAAAGGCATTAAATAAAGATTTTAAAATTTTTAATAAATCGTTTTCAAAAAAACAAACACAAAAACAAACAGAAGAACCTTTAGAAAAAGGAGAATTTAAATATGAACCTTCTGAAAAAAATTATGACGTTACGTTAGTTAATAAAGATGGTCGTACTGTTACTAGAAACATAGAAATTTCTAGTAAAGATAAGTTTGATAATCTTTCCAACACTGCTAACATATTGTCTATAGTTCCATATACAGAACCAGAACAAGTAACAAGTTCAGAACCTAAAACAAAACCTCTTACTAGAGTAAAAATATTAATACCTGATAAAAACGCAGGTCAAAAAGTAGGAGATGTTTTCTCGTTTAATGATAAACAAATAGAAAAACATATAAATAAATTTGGTAAAGATTCTATAGAAATAGTAAGCAGCGGTAGTGGTTCTGCACAACAATCAGCTTCAGGAAGAAATCTAGTATCACGCGATCCTGGCACTAAAAGTGTTATGAATCCGGTTACGGGTAGGTTTGAAACATTACCTGTAAATCTAGGAATTAAATCGGTTCCTACTAAGAAAATAGATATGAACACCTATGGAGAATTTCAATTAGTAGACAGGTCAACAAGCAAGCCTATAGTAGGACTTAATCAAAACCAAGCTCAGGAAATTAGTAATAAATTGAAAGAGTATGATTTGATAAATAAATATAGGACACAATCTTCTTTTTCTGTTAAGGATGATTTGGCTAAAAAAATAGAACAATCTGAATATAGACAACTTATAGATACGCAAAAAAGATATTTTGAAATGTACTTGAAAACTCTTTCAAGTAAAAAAAGCATCAAAGAAAATGCACAATTTGAAAAATTAAAAAATGTAGTATCTGAAATATTTAAGAAAAAATTAAACGAATATCTTTATAATATTCTCCCAACAGGACCTAATGTAAAACAAGAAGAATTAAGAAGATTGTTACATAATTATCAATGGACTTCTCCTGAGAACGATTATCAAAAGATAAATAAACAACAACTTTTACAAAAGATACAAACTCTTGTAAATGATCTGGGTGATATTGGTAAAGATATAGTAAGTCAAGAAACTCCAGAATGGGGAGACCAAGGTGATCAAGTTGTAAATGAAGATCATTTTACTAATGATGCAGATAAAATATCTTATATATTATCAATACCAGGATATAAAGGAACTAGAGAAGAATTAGAAAAATTAGATTCTGCTACTTTAGATAAAGCATATAAAAATGCTGAAAAATTAATGGCTCAAAGAAAATCAGCAGGTTTAGATAAAACAGATGATAAAGCTTTGAGAGATCAAAAATTTAAAGAAATAGGATTTAGGTTCCGTTAAAAATAAAAAATAAAATGCTTTTAAAAGAATTTTTTCCTTTAGTATTAACATCTCAACAGTTATCGGAGTCTTATTCACCCGATAACGGGGGTGCTATGATTATAAAAGGCGTATTATTGCAAAAAGCTAACGCTAAAAATAGAAACGGTAGAATATATCCAAAAGATATATTAAAAAGAGAAATAGATAAATACAACACTTCATTTGTTATGAACAATAGGGCTCTAGGTGAGCTTGACCATTTCGATACTAGTACCGTAAATCTTAAAAATGTAAGTCATAATATAAAAAAAATATGGTGGGACAATGATGACGTTAGAGGGGATGTAGAAATATTAGACGGTCCTGAATTCCCATCAGGTAGAATAGCAGCAGGATTATTGCGTAGAGGTATCCCTGTAGGCATAAGTTCTAGAGCATTAGGTAGTACTGAGCAAATAGATGAAAATACTGTTAAAGTAAATGATGATTTAGCTTTGAGTTGCTTTGATCTTGTCAGCTATGAGAGTACTATAAATGCTAATATGTCTTTGAATGAAGGGTATAACCAAAATAATATCAATAAGTACAAAAATTTAGATGATATCATACATGAAATAATTTGTAATAATTCAAATGTATGTTCTTGTATGTTTGATAAAAAATAAAAAAAAACTACAAAGTTACGTAATTTTCAATAAGTTATGATATATTTATTAATGAATATAGAAATATATTCATAAAAAGATTAATAATATCCTTTCTTAATATACTACACATAAAGGATCTAATCTACACAAAATCCACATTATACCTCTTTAAATAGGTGTAGATAAAAATTTATTTTAAACAAAAATCATGTCAAAAACAGATTTCCTTAAGCAAGCAATCGCAGATGCTACTGAAATTCAGAGATCT